CTCTTTTACTAGTTGTGAACGTGATATAGCCATGACCTAAGTCTCCTATTGACCTGCAACACCGGCAGAACCGTAAAGGTGCTCGTTAATTTTAACTACAACCACCGCGTTAGCACCGACTGCGTTGTTAGGCACGTCCCAAAGACCAATGATCTTAAGGTTAAGTGCTGCAGTAGTAGCAATGCTTGATGTATCCAACTCGTTCGCTGAAACACCTGTTGTAGTGCTGCCCGTTCCAACAACGATGTCTGCATTCTTACCGTAATCTGCAGCGGTTGAAGTACCATCGTTCTGGATCAGGAACATCTGGCTAGGATCATCGAGTACGTCTGCGATGATCTTACCTTGAGTGATGTTCACTGAACCTGGGTAAAAGTTCTTAAAAGTGGGCTTGCCAGTGGTTGGGTCCGTATAGAAACAACCATTGAACACGCCGACCGCTGCTGTGTGAGAGGAAGGGTCGAATTGCAAGATATAACCGTCTTTCAACGTGACTAGGTCACCCTGAAAAATAGCACCCGCTTGGTTGTCCGCAATCTCGTAACCGTACTGCTTCTGGCTACCAGTGCCAGAAAGGTTACCAAGCGGACGTAAGCCAAAGGCTTTGTCTACATTAGCCATGATAAATGTCCTTTAAAATTAAGGTTACTCGGAACCCGTTCGTGGGCCACCGAGGCTTACTTTGGACTGTCTTTCCGGCGCGTTGATTTTCATTGACGAGTGTGCATTCGTCTTCAACATGTCGTTATCGACTGCCCTGATCTGATCATGGGTCCGTGAAGAATAATACGTTCGACGCTCTTCTGCTGTTTCATCGGGTATTCTGGCTAACAGTAGTCCGCCCACAGAAATAACTCCTGCATGCTTACCATCGTCCTGAACACCTGAGTCAAAGTCAGGATACTCGTCCCCTCTAACCAGTTCATACCCCTCGCGGAGTTTCCCTGCTATGTTAGTGCGGTCGTCTACCCCACCAGATTCAGCCCTGATCCAACGGTGCTTATAGCCCGGAGGCGCAGGAGGCGCGTCTAGTCGTGAAGGAGGAGCCCAAGCTTTACGGCGCGCAGTTGTGTCACGGGTATCCGAGTCACGAGCACTGCGATTGAGTTTTGGCACGTTGTTATCGCTCATTTAAATCACTCCTTAACGTATTTGGCATATTCTTCAAGTGGAACCCCAAGTTTTTTCGCTATCGCAACTTGACTGGGAGTCAACCTAACAGTGCGGCGTGCTGAGTTGTTTACTCCCGAAGATCGGGTTGCAGGAGCTACCGTTTGCACGGGTCGGTTAGTCCTGTTGTTTTGTTGCGTAGGCTCAGTACCGTATTCACTGGGAAATATTCGGCTCATCCTACGATCTATCTCACTATAGTACTCGTCGGAGCTTGGGTCAAACCCTTCTTTTTGAACCAAGTCCATGTGGATTCCCCTGACTGTATGGGTCATCACCGTATTTGTGCCAAACCAAGCGTTTTGCTCCGCCCATTCTTCCGCCCGTATATCCGGCTCCGGCTGCCTTTTGCGGAAAATTTCAGGCTGCTGTACCTGCCGAGGATTTGCAGCTTGTCGCTTACGGTCATTCGTAGTAGCGTTTAGCCTTTGCTGCTCCATAACCATTGTCGTTAAGCGCTGTTGCGCTTCCGTTTCAGTGTCTATGTCCCCCTCTTCTCTGGCCTTCTTTATCACGTGTTTTAACGCCATCATCTGCGTTCCTACACGATTCTGCATTTCTTCCAACCGTTGAGTATCAGTCTGTTGGAATACTTGCTCTAATCTCTGGTTCTGTTGCTGTACATTTTTAGCGTATTCAAGGGCCGCTTCTTCACGGCGCTGTGTTTCTCTTAGTCGCGCAGTGAGTTTGTCTATTCGTTTTTTAACTTTACCCGAATAGTCCTCTAATTCTTCTTCTGCAGGACCCGCTTTTTTCCCCTGTTCGACCGATAACGTAGCATCGGAGCCGTCTTCGTTCATTTCAACGGTGGCTTCTTGCTCGTCTTCGCCGACATTAAAGTCTAGCTCTTCGTTCATTGGATCACTCATTAAAACGTCTCCTTACATGTGTAGAATATCTTCGGGGTCATTTACTATCCCTAAGATTTCATCGTCGTTTAGTAAACGAATCTCGCCACCATCTATCTGAATCCGAGAACCTGCGTATCGACCAAAGATTACCCAGTCACCTTCCTTGCACCAAGGACCGTGGGGGAATTTAGACTCGTCAGCATAGGATAAATCCCCTGCCTTCAACACGTAGCCGACATTAGTCGCTAACTGTGTTCGTTGACGAGTTTCATCCGCAAGCACGATGCCTCCCTTCGTAGTTTTAGCGCCACGATAAGGCAGAATAGCTAATCGCCATCCGGTAGGCTTTGGGATAAGGTCTAATACAGATTGGGAAAGGCCATGTTCAGCGACTTTTCCTTCTTCGGTATACGCATCGTTGAGGGTGGTTTTCTTCGGCCCTTCTTCTTTGGCTTCAGCTTTCCACTTTTCCTCTAGAGGCGTAAGTTTCTTTTCAGGTTCCATATAGGCTCCTCAGGTGGGTTAAAAATCTTCTGAATACTTATCCAGTTTGTCTCGGATAATCTGATCCACAAGTTTTATGCCTTCCAGACGGCCCATAAGGAAACGGTAGCGTTCCATGTCGGTAATAGAGCCATTAAGCACTATTGCCTCGGAGTCTTCCTGTAATTTCCTTACTTCTTTCAATACGCTTTCAGCGAATTCAAGCATGGTCGTTTTTCCATGAGAGCAGACAGTTTAAAGCCACCGTCTGGGGGCATTCTTAGTAAATCTTTACTGGGCGGTTACCATCGCGTTTTTTAACGGTCCTAACTACCCCACCGGAGTTCATCTTGTTAGATTTACCGGCAGTATTCAAAGCAATGGCTACAGCTTGTTTTTGAGCTGCAGTTTTGCTCTTAGGTTTACTGGCGCCTATTTTACCCTTTTTTTCGTAAGTTCCAACTAGTTCACTGATATTTTTACTAATTGTTTTATTACTAGAACCTTTTTTGAGCGGCATTATCTGCCCCCTTGCTTAGGTGCGTTGATTCTTTCACGGGCAACATTGGCCCTTTCTTGGGCTATTTTTTCTTGGGATTGAATTCTTGCTTGAGCGGACTGGGCATTTTCAGCAATGCGCGCCTGCTCATTCTTAATCCCTTCCTGCTTGAGCGCTATTTCTGCTTGGTCTTTAGCCGCTCGCTGCTCTAGCTCCTTAGCTTTGAGCGCCACTACGGGGTCTTCACCTGTTCCTTCGCCAGAAAGTTCCGCCTGCATAGCTTTCATTTCCATCATGCCCTCGGCAACTTTGATAGAAACCATTGCCTCACGCTGAAGTTCTGAAACCATGTTATCAGGGTCCGCACCGTATTCTTTAAACAGGTCTGCTTCTGTCGCTTCCTCTGCTTTTAGACGAATGTGCTCCAAAATATGTTTCTGAAGTGCTGAGGCGCCTATGGGGTTGGATTGCATAAGGGGCGACATGCCCATCATCAAGTGAGCCGCAATATGCGAGTCATGCTGCTGTCCTGCAAAAGCTTTTAGCGTCTTACTATCCGATGCGTCAGCGTTCTCGCTTGCAGGGTCCTTAGGTAACTGGTTAGTTTCCATTTTCAGGATGCCGTCAATGTCTCTGACGTTCATAGCCTGATAAACACGGTAGTACGCCTCGTACATGTTGTGCATCTGCGGCGCACTTTGAGCCAACTGCAATTGCGCTTGGGCTAAAGTAATGCGTTGGGCCGCAGAGAATACATTTGGGTCCGCTATGGGCAATATGGCGACCATATGGGTAAAATCTGATCTTTTTACACATCTAGAGGCGCCGGGCACGTCATATGGGTATTCATCGGGTAAAAATTGCCCAAATCCTTCCGCTAACATCTCGAATTCTTGCGTCTGAGCGTAGTAAAGGCGCTTGTGTATGGCAGAGGTCACTATTGAACCGCGTTCCAACAGCGCAAGCGTAGTGCCTACAGCGGCCTGTTGGTTAGCATCACCAACTTGCATGTCTGCAGTGCTTGCAAGGCGCTTTCCGGCGTCTACGGTGAAGCCCAGAAGCGTAAATAGGGTTTGGCTTGGCTCTTTGTAAGGCAAAGGTAGCAGTGAACCGCTTAACTCGGCGCCACCGGCGTCAATATCCCGCCATTCGCCCGGCTGAATGGGATTATCATCGTCAGCAATCCGTGCACCCTTTGCTTTAAAGCCCGCAGGAAGGTTGGAAAGCGTGCCTGCGTCAAGAAGTTGACGCAAAGCGGCCGTTGCAGTCTTACTTAGGCCACCAATCAGGTGAACAAAGCCTAAACCGTAAGCGCCGGGGCCCTCAATCAGCACATAATGCACAAAATACTCGCGACGACGCTTTAATTCGTCATCTTCTAACCAATTTCTGCGTATTCCGACCACTTGACCGCTGTTTTCGTCAATGGTAACGACGTAAGGCAGCTTGATTCCGGTCTCATTGTTCTTTTCGTCGACATCTTCGAAGCCCATAAGGTCCAAATTCACTAGGAACTCGAGCAAAAAGATTTCTTCGGGCTCTCCACTTGCAGTTAAACCAGTAACTCGGTCAATTGCATACCTAATTTGGTTGCCACTAACAGGGTTTTGCTCTGGATCAACCACTACATCGAGGTATTCCCCTGCCACAACGCGCTTTCTGAACTCATTTGAGTCCATTGCAATACGCTGTGTGATTCTTGGGCACTGAGAAATGACACTCGACCCGTTGTAAGGGATATAGAGGTCGTCAGGAAGAACCAAACGACTAACCATACGGCCCAGTTGTTCATCATAATAAACCTTTTTAAATGCAGAACCGCCGTATCCGACGTAAAACAATAACTGATCAAACTCCGGTGTGTATTCTTTCATCACCGACGTGATCTGGTAATTCATAAAGTCCTGCACGCGCGATGCTTGTTGGACCTTGTCTATGGTTTCTTTGCCTAACGTCTCAGTACGGACAGGGCCGCCTGCGGGCATGAGCTCTTTAAACGCCTGCGACTGAAACTGGACAACGGCTTCTGTCAGCATAGGGTGGACAGCGCCTGCAGCGCCACGGAACGGGCGTGTACGGTCCTCTATCTTCAGGCCGAGCAAATCCATTCCCTTGGAATACATTTCTTCCCAGTCCTGCCTAGAGGCCTTGTCTGCGTCAAATAAAGCCAGTAAGTCAGATGAAATGGCGGCGAGCTCGTCCTCATCAACGACTTCGGCGAGGTTGCTGTAAAACTCAACGTCGTCTTCTTCGTTAACTTCAATGACCGCGCTACCGTCATCCTCAAGGATGATTTCAATATCCGGCTCTTCTTCACCCATCAGTTCAATGATGTCAGTTACTGGGGCCAGATTGACGACTTTATCTACAGGCATGACTCTGTCCTATTTGTATGTGCGGTTGTCATTGTACACGCGCTCTACTAATCCGCCCCTTGCTTTTTTTACAGGAGCTACTTTTTCGGCGCGGGCCGCTTGACCGACCCCGTCAGATACAAGTTTTGAAAGCTCTTCCCTTGCGCTTCCGCCATTATTTGGTTGCGGATCATTTGCGCCACGAAGGAGTTCTCCCCGCGCTTCTGTATTTCCCGCTGGAGCTGTGCCTCTAAGGTAATCATCGTAGTCATCCCTAAAAAATATTTTGGTATCGTAATAAGTTAGCCGCGCATCTGAGACGTTGCCCTCGGCGCCGATTTCCTCAATAACGTCCCTATACAGATCTGCTTGCCGTGCGTAAATTTCATCTGCCTTCGACGGATCAAAGGAACCATCAAATTCTGGCACGTATTGGAAACGCAGTCCAGTCAGTGATGCAGTCTCTGGATCACCTGGGCGGGATTGTCGGTTTACTTTATCGCCAAAGCGCATGTCCGTTATGGAAGTAAACCCATCTATGCCCTTATCGCGCAGCCTTTGCGTAAGAGCTTCTAGTGTCTTCAGAGGTACAGCTTTTCTGAAGTACAATTCAACTCCCGGCCTTACATTAGGGGCACTCGCATCGACAGACTTAGATATGAACACGGCGTCCTGATCGTAAAATTTACCCTGCTCAACCACCCTTCGAGTTAAGGCGTCTGGATTAAAATCTTCCCCTACAATAATTTCAGCGTTTAGCGATCTTTCCTTTTCCCCGGCAAAAAGCCCATATGCGTTGGCAAGACCGTATCCACGCACAGCCTGATCATTACGAAGCACATCATCCAACTCGGCAGCAAGCTCCGCCTGTTCGTAGTTGCTCATAAGCTTGTCTGGCACTCCCTCGCGGCCACGTATCTCCCCAGAGATACCCAGTGTGTACCGCTGCAGCGGGGACTCAAGACCTCGAAGCTCTATTTCTGCCAGCTCCTGTCGGTTGTCATAGACGCGCCTTGCTTGAGCCACTCTCTCTGCATATTCTGCATCTGTTTCTTTTTTTCTTTTATTTGGGGCTTTGAAGCCTGCATTAATTTCTCGGCGCAAACTGTCAATGCGAACCTGATCTGCGCCTCCAGCTAGGGACATTTCGTACTCAAGCGATCCGCCCTCACCGGCTTTTGTTGTCCAGCCGTTTTTAGTCCACAGCTCCTTTTCCATAAACCAAGCAACTGCCTGCAGATCGTCTGGTCCAAGATTACCCATCTCAGGGATAACAGACTTTACACCACCAGCGGCGTTAATCTTGTCTGCGGCGCTTCTGAACACATCTTGCCCAAAACCAAACTCTCCACCAACGCGAGGATTTTCAAGGTTTGAGTCTTTCAAGTGTTTTCCAGTTACAGCTTTTTCAGCCACAGGAGGTACTCGTGACTGGCCTGAAAGCCGGCGAAGTAAACGCCCGGCCCAGACATCTATTGTTGCTTCGTTAGTAAGCCCAATTAGGTTGCCGGTGAAGTTTGGCGTTTTAGGCGCGCTGCCCATTTTTACGGACCTAAACATGCCCAACAAAGCGCCCATCGAGGACGGGCTGTTTGTATTAAAAAGCTTACCAGATGAGCTGGTAATTAACGGAAACTCTCCTGTGTTATGCAGGGCAGTTAACGCTTTGCCGTCTACGGGCAGCCCCTGCTTTATTCTGTTCTCATAAGCCTGCAGCTCTCCATCAAAATCACCACGACTATATCTGCGAAGTATCTCAGTGGCGTTTCTAAAATTCTGCTCCACATTTGTCTGGGCGCTCGTTGTGCCAAGTACATCAGCAAAAACGTCACCGATACCACCAAATTCAGATCGCAACTGGTCTCGCATCGTGCGATACCAATTAGCCTGCCTGAGTATATTTACTGCTGCCTGATCGCCTGATCTGGCGCGCTCTACTACGCCGTCCACTTCTCTGACTAAATTGTCAGAAAGACTATTTGCCCATGCTTCTTTTTCCATTCCTGCTGGAGGTTTTTCAAACCCATACGGAATGTCTTTAAAAGCAGGCTTGCCTTTTTTCACGCCTACGGCTTGAATTGGCGCCCAGCCATTTTCTGGCAAATAATTGCTCTTAATTCTGCGTGCTTCTGTCTTTAACTTTTGTCGCGTACTTCTGTTTTTAACCGCTTTGTCTATTGCTTGCGTTTCGTCTCTGCGTAGTTTGGCTGGGGACAGATCCGCAGCAGCATCCACGTCATCCAACATCTTACTTGATTCGCTTTGATCCGAGATTTCTAAAACCGTGCCCTCTGGCTCGCCTTCTGGAAGAGGGCCGTCGTCAATAGGGGGCTCGTCGCCCGTTATTCGGCGCACGTTACGGCCGTCTAACGAATCCAGAATACCCCTAGCTGACATGTC